AGTTCTTTAGACAAGGCACTGGGTGCTCTATGGGATGCTACCCCTACGTCAGCTTGCTCAAAAATAGATATGTTAGTACTCATAATGTACTCCTTATTTTGTATTGGGTTTTCTAACTTGTACAGTGTAGGCTTTGTCGGACTGAAGCCCTATCGGTAGCAAGTCTGGGTTTTCAGTTAAGAATTCTTGCATTGAACGAGTATTAATTCGTTTTTCTAGAAGGTGTGCTGCATCATTAACCTGTATGAAATCGTACAAAGCGGCCCAATCGCTAGTCCAATACTTAGTTCGGACGGTGCGGTAGAACGTACCAAATTCTGTACGTACCGCTTCACTGTTATTAGTATTGCAATGCTCTAATAATTTGTCAGACACGAGTTGGAACTGAGCTTTTAAATCAGCAACTTGGTTCTTATGCGCTTCTTCTTTATCTTTAATAGCTTGTCGTATCTTTATGTAGACTTTTACAAGTCCATCTACACTAGGGGCATCATTAGGCATCGGTGTATTCCGTTGTTTTAGTGACAGGGTTAGAGAGAATACCACTCCGTTTGACAAAGTCAACACTACTCACTTATTTCTTTTCGATAAAGATCAATTATTTTGTGATGGTTGCTTATGTTGCCTTGCAACATTTTATAAAGCCTAGCTTCTACCGGACTTCCCTCGATATGCACCACGGTCATCGGGTGTTTTTGCCCTGGTCTGTTTATCCGTGCATTAGCCTGTAGGTATGTCTCCACGCTAGTAACCGGGGAGTACCAGATTATTGTGTCCGCTGCTGTAAGAGTAAGGCCATGAGATGCCGCTTGTGGTTGGATGACCAAGACGCGGGGATCTGTTTCCTTTTGGAACTGAGAAATTATTTCACTCCTCTTGTTCAACGTAACCTTCCCATTAATAACGGCACTGGGTATGTTTTTCTTTTCTAAAAACTCTGATAGCAAAGTTATCGTGTGAGTGAACGGCACAAACACCAAGACTTTGTTAGAGGATTCTTCTATTACTTCCAGTATTACTTGCAGCCTGTTGCTAACATCGAACTCTAAGACACCCCCCTCGTCGGTGTACACGGCACCACCTGATATCTGCAATAGTTTGTTCAGCTGAGTAGCCGCGTTTACCGCGCTAACTTCTTCCCCAGCAGCTTCTAATACCATGTCTTGTTTAAGCTTTTGATAATACTTGTTTTGCTGAGGACTAAGTGGGGCTTCCCGTTCGATATAAGTCAGAGGAGGTAAATCAAGGCACTGTGACCTTTCAAATCGTATAGCTGGTTGCAGAACTCTATGAACTGTCTGCTGAGCATCAGGTTTAGGAGCCCACTTATACTGGGTTACCTTGTACATAACATCATCCCTAAACCTACCGAAGTAAGTGGGTGTGTTATCTGGGTTGACTAGCTTAGCTAAACCAAAGGCATCTACAGGGGACTGTGCCGCTGGTGTGCCTGTTAGCATCCATAACCAAGGGGTCTGGGCTACAATGTCCCGCAGTACTTTCCATCTATTGGTCTGGGCATTTTTGTATGCATTGGCCTCGTCTACTACGACCATGTCAAAACCCCCAGCCATAACCTCATCTTTGATAACTGCTAAGCCATCAAAGTTTATAATTACAAATTCAGAATCTGCGGCTAATATTTTCTTGCGCTGAGTTGCTGTGCCGTGTGCTACCGAGCAGCTGCGATGCATGGCAAACTTAAACAGATCTTGTTGCCAAGCGGATTTCATTATAGATAGCGGACACAATACTAATATTCGTTTGATGTAGCCCTTGGCAAGTAAGTAATCTGCTGCCCATATTACAGACGCAGTCTTGCCAGTGCCTTGCTCGTTAAAACAAAAAGCTTTTTTATTGAGGGTTAAGAACGAGGAAGTTACTTCCTGGTGTTTGAAGGGGGTAAGTTTCCCCGTCCATTTGTAGTCCCTATTGATTGGAGAGGGTACGTCTACTACGTTTAATTTGCACAATTGTTGAGCTTCCTCTAAACCCCAGTGTACTGCCACCTCATAAACGCCATTACGGTTAGAAATTACTTTACTCTTTTTTATTTTTTCCGTAACCAAATGCGGAGTCTTTGTGTTTAAAACCAATGCCTTGTCCTGTACAACTCTCAACTACCTTCTCCTTGGGACTTGGCTTTCAATGCAAGCAACTCCCGCACGTAATAATCCTTATAGTTACCTTGCCACTTGTTAGTGCCAAAATGAGTGCAAGTATGGGTCACATCCGCGTAGACTTTTATATTAGCAGCTCTAAGTTTGTCGCAGATTTGAATGTCTTCCGATATTAACTGCCCATCTATTATTTGGGTGTTGCAGATCATCCTATGGTTATCCCCATAAGTAGGGCTAGAATCTCGCAAAGCTTGAAGTGCGTGTTTAGAAAGGCGCAAAAACCCAGTTCCTATAGCCTCCACCTCTAAAAGTTTTAAGCTTACATCGTACTTGTGGCGGCTAACTTCATGGGGCCGTATGTTATAGCCCTCGCTTTGCGTCTTGTTACGCACGGGAATACCCACTGCATCCACAGGGTGGCTAAGCACCGCAAAGAAAGCCTCGGCAGTGAAACCTTGGTCCGCATCTATAAAAACTAACTCGTCCACCCCCCGCTCGTAAGCACAAGCTACAAGAGAATTGCGGGCTATGTGCACTAGTGAGTCATACATCCAGTACTGCAAAAATAATTCATAGTTGTTCTCCGCCGCTAACCTAAATATCTCGGCTATAGCAACGGAAAAATCACAACATACCCTACCATCATAGGCGGGAACCGCTATTAGTACTGTTTTTTGTTTCTTATTCATATTGCCCTACCCTTTTAAACCACGTATTTTTCTTGGCTTAATATTCCTTGCGGACGCACGCCAGTCAGTACTGTACTTGTTACTTTTCCCCATGTTGCAGTCCTCACAAAGCAGTTGTAAGTTAGCAAAGTTTAAGGCTAGTTCAGGCTTACGTGACTTTGGTATAATGTGATCTAAGTGCATAGTGACCCCCTCAAATTGTTTGCTACGCCCACAAGCTGCACATTCACCGCCATAAACTTCTATAGCTTCAGCACGTAGTTTTCTCCAAGCAATTTCTACCTCTGGATTTTTTCTCCAACCACTGGTATTTACGTCTTCGTATTCCAGAATTTGGCAAGCTCTGGCTTTTAGCTCCGCGATTACTTCGTAAAGTGGTGCTCCATTGGATACACGCCACTCTATCTCTTCAAATATATTCCATTGCCAGTACTCCACATACCCTGAGCCCATAAGCCTTCTAATAAACCCTTTGCCTGCTGGCTCTGCAAATTTAGATTGATAAAGGTATTTCAACAAATGCTGTATGTAAGAAGGGTACCCCCCCGCTGTAGACCGTAGACTTTGGATTAGCTCTTCATCCAACATAATCCTCATTCTAGGTCTATAGTCCCCAGTAGATGTCCGGCTAGTGTCTATAAAAGGCTCCAAGTAATTCCGCCGCCACCAACCTGTATTGCATACTATATGTGGCCGAATTGGCGGATCTTCAAAAAGATTCACTTCCTTTATGTCTTTTATGTAGCGCACCCTAGCTCCTGTTGTGTTCACAATTAACTACTGGACAGTAAGCACAAAGCGGCCCACTGATTGCGTTCCACACCCCTGATTCTTCTGCACCGGCTAACCTGTCTAGTTCAGGTGTAAAGGTGGCGAAGTAAGAGTCTCGCATTTCGGCTACGTGTTCTTTATGGATGAAATCATTGCTCACGACAAAAGCTAAAGCGGATTTTATTTTAGTTAGTTGCGGGTAGTGAACAAACAAAGCAGCAGCTACCGCGTCTAGTTGCTTAGTGTCCGCATACCTAGCGTTCTTGCTAGTCTTGTAGTCTATAGATAGGGCTGTTGTATCTCGTATAACCACCAAATCTGCTATGCCCCGCCACCACACATCCTTAGCGAAAAATTTAGTAGGTGCATAACCCGTTTCAGTTTTAGCCACCCCTAATTTTAGCTCAGTCAATTTATCTCCAGGCAAAGCATCTATGCGTTTCATAAGCTTACTAAGGAAATTAAACTGTAAGGGGAGGGGCTCACCAGACTTAATGTATTCCTCTGCGGCACTGTGTACCTGAGAGCCGTATAGAGTAGCGGCACTGCCTTTGTCCTTTACATCCTTAAGTACTTTCAAATGATGGTACTTCTTAGGACACTGCTCAAATGTTTTTAGACTACTATAAGACCAAGCTGTCATGCTATTTACCTTTATGTTTAGTGCGTATTATTTGCACGCGACTATCTGGCATTGCACCCCAAAGCGTTTTTTCTTCTTTATCGTAAGCGGATACTCCTGTTGGATACCGACTAACTTTACCCCCCTTGGCTAAATAATCTTTTATATCTTGCGCTAACTTCTCGCGCTGTAATCTTTTTTCATCCTTTACCACGTCCTACCTCCTGTATATGCTACCTGCGTAGATTAAAAACCTATCCGCGCCTACTTTTATTTCTTTTGCCCCGCCATAATGTCGCACCTGTAAATGCGTTTCAGTAAAATTAATTTCCCTGTTAACGTGGTTAAACAGCAAATTGTATTTATCTAGGTACGAAAAGAGCAAGTCACCGTTTGTATCTTCTGCAAGGAAATGCCGCACGGGAACATTTTTGTATTTCAAATGGGACACTAAATCCCACGGGTCCATACGCTTAGCGGTAACGTCAATTGGCCTTAGCTCTGATAAGTCTAAGCCCTGTACCAAGTGGTTCCCACTTCCGTTT